TCGCATGTTGTGGTTGCAAAGAAAGGTGATAAGATCAGAATAATTAGATTTGGTCAGCAGGGTGTTAAGGGTGCAGGAAAAAACCCAAAGACCAAAAAAGACAAAGAACGACGTAAAAGCTACTATGCTAGACATAACGCTCAAGACCCTAACCCTGACTTCTTTTCTCCGCGTTATTGGTCACACAAGGTAAAATGGTGAAGTAAATGAAAGTAAAAGCACCAAATGGCTATCACTGGATGAAGAAAGGCAAAGAGTATAAATTGATGAAAGATCCTGCCGGTGGTTACAAGCCACATAAAGGAGCATCTAAGTCAGCAGACTTCGCAGTTCAAAAAGTGCATGGAGGTAAGAAATGAGAGATCAAGATCATACAGTCAGTTACACACCTATTGAATATTATGCTATGGGGGAATCTTCTAAGCGTCGCATTAAAGAGATGCAAGCACAGGGTATTCCTACAAAGTTCGACCCAAAAGAAAATCCAGAAGATGTTGGTAAGATGGAATCATTCGCTGTAATGATGATTGAAAAGTAAACATAAGGAGATAGTTATGTATCATGGATCAATGAAGTCAAATAAGAAGAAAAAGAAAAAAGTTAAAAAGTAATGCCGAAAGGAAAGGGCAAAACCTATAGCCCAAAACAAAAGAAAATTGCTAGAGTAGCTCCTCCGAGAAATAGGATTACTAAAGCAGACTTTGAGGTGTTACGCCGTGGCAAAGGCAAAAAGACAACGAAAGCCTAAAAAAAGAAGCACTATACCTGATAACGTGAAGAACAAAGCACTTTACTCACGGGTAAAGGCTGAGGCTAAACGTAAATTTGATGTTTTTCCTTCGGCTTACGCAAGCTCTTGGATAGTTAGAACCTATAAGAAACGCGGTGGCACTTATGCCTAAGCATAAGAAAGGTAAAAAGAAAGCCACAAAAAAACCTACTGACGGCCTGACCAAATGGTTTAAGGAAGAGTGGGTTGACATCAAAACAGGAAAGCCATGTGGCCGTAAAAATGCAAGGCGATCACGTCGGCCTTATCCTGCATGTAGACCAAAAGCAGTAGCCGCACAAATGACCAAGGCAGAAAAAACAACAGCGGCTAGAAAGAAGACAGGCCCAAAGCCTATAAAGTATGCAGTTACTGCATCTGGTCGTCGTAGAAATACTACAAGAAAAGCCTGACATTTTTTAGAAATCATGCTAAAAGGCAGTTAATCAACAAAAAAGAGATAGGTATTATGACACCTGAACTTGAGGAGTATTTTAACAACTACAATGAATTGTTTAATCATGCAGGATTCAAGCAGTTAATAGGAGAGCTAGCTGAGAACGCAAAAAAGTTAGCAGACATTCAAACTGTTAAAGACTCAGAAGAGTTCTTTTATAGAAAAGGCCAAGTTGCCGCTTTAGCCACAGTAATTAACATGGAAGCAACAATTACTGCGGCGCGAGATGAGGCCGAAGAAGATACACAAGAAAGTTTTGATGTATAAAATATACGATTTTCGTTGTAAATGCGGAAACGTATTTGAAAGAATGGTAGGCAAAGGAGTTTCAGTCATTAGGTGCGACTGTGGCTCTTATGCTACTAAAATGCTGTCAGCGCCCAAATGCGTACTCGACGGTCATAGTGGGGACTTTCCAGGTCGCCATATGAAGTGGATACGAGAACATGAAAGGGCTGGCAGGAAAGAAAAATCTCCATAATGACTTAGTTCACGGAGTTTAATATGTCAAGAGCAACGATGGTTGATACGCACCTCGACGAAGAGGAAAATGCGGAAAACATCGAAAATGAAGTTCAAGAGACTCAAGAGCCAGAAGCTGTTGAGCAAACTCAAGACGCGCTAGAAGAAGACACTGACAATGATATTCCAGAGAGATACCAAGGTAAGTCTCTGAAAGAAGTTGTTCAGATGCACCAAGAAGTAGAAAAGGTGATGAGTCGTCATTCTAACGAGGTTGGTGAGCTTCGTAAGATAGTGGATGAGTATATTACTGCTCAAACACCATCGCCAGCACCTCAACAAGACGTTGAGCCTGAAAGCGATATTGATTATTTTACGGATCCCCAAGGGGCTGTTAATAGAGCTATTGAGAATCATCCTAAGATTAAAGAGGCTGAGAAATATACTGAGAACTACAAGAAGCAAGCGGCGTTAGCAACTCTGAGTAACAAACACCCAGATATGGAAACAATACTTGCTGATCCTAAGTTCGCAGAATGGATCAAAGCTTCAAAAACTAGGACTCAATTATTTGTAGAAGCTGACCAAAGGTTTAATGCTGAAGTAGCTGACGAGTTATTCTCTCTTTGGAAAGAAAGAAAGTCAGTGGCAGTACAAACTGCTAATGTTGAAAAACAGGTACGAAAGCAACAACTCAAAGCGGCAAATACAGGTAAAGCTAGAGGCAGTGCTGAGTCAACCGCAAAAAAACAGTATCGCAGGGCCGACATTATTAAACTAATGAAAACAGACCCCGAGCGTTACCAAGCCCTGTCCGGTGAAATTCTTCAGGCATACGCAGAGGGTCGAGTCAAATAATCTGAAAGGAGATTGACATGGCTACTGCAACTTACCCAGGAACTGGGGGTTTTACCGCAAAAACTGAAGCAGATACTTTCATCCCAGAAATTTGGTCAGATGAAATTATTGCCGCCTATCAAAAGAATCTGAAAATGGTTCCGCTGGTTAGAAAGCTTACAATGACAGGTAAGAAAGGTGACAAGCTTCACATTCCTAAGCCTACCCGTGGCGATGCAAATGCTAAGGCCGCTGATACAGCAGTCACTATCATTGCAAATACCGAAAGTGAATTACAGATTGATATCAATCGTCACTTTGAGTATTCACGCCTAATCGAAGATATTGTTGAAGTACAGGCGCTATCTAGCCTTCGTCAGTTCTATACTGAAGATGCTGGTTATGCGTTGTCAGTACAAGTTGACAATGATCTTCACTTAGCGGGTACTGGTTTCGGTGATGGTGGTGCTATCGTATTTAGCCCAGCCGCTACTGATTACCAGCATACTGGCTGTTTCTTTAACGATAATGGAACAACAACTCAGTACACTGATGACACTATTGTTCCAACACAAGACGTATTCACGGATGCGTTCTTCCGTGACATGATTCAGAAGCTCGATGACAACAACGTACCTATGGACGGTCGTTCACTTGTTATTCCTCCTTCGGTTCGTAACACCATCATGGGTATCGACCGATACGTGTCTTCTGATTTTGTCACAGGGCAAGTCGTAAACTCTGGTTTAATCGGTAATCTTTACGGTGTAGACATTTATGTCTCAGCTAACTGTCGAACTATTGAGGCGGCGGCTGATAACACTGCAGGATCTGCTGATACTAGAGCGGCACTTTTGTTCCACACTGACGCTATTGTTATGGCGGAGCAAATGAGCGTTCGATCTCAGACTCAGTACAAGCAAGAGTATCTCTCTACTCTATATACTGCTGACACTTTGTATGGTGTTCAGGTATATCGTCCTGAAGCTGGTTTCGTACTCGCAATCGCCGAGTAAAAGACTCAGGGGGCGCAAGCCCCCTTTCTCTTATTTATTGACTTGCTATAGGAACGTAAGATGTCTAACTACACCAAAACAACAGACTTTGCGTCTAAAGATTCATTATCGACAGGTGATGCGGCAAAAGTAGTTCGCGGCAGTGAGTTTGAAACAGAGTTTGATGCGATCTCAACGGCTATTGCTACTAAATCAGATTCAGCAGGGCCGACATTTACTGGAACTTTAACATTTGCAACCATCTCTGATGGAGCAATAAGCATTACTGCGTTCGTTGATGAAGATAATATGGCATCAAATAGCGCAAGCTTGATTCCTACCCAACAATCTGTAAAAGCCTATGTAGATAGCCAGGTAGCTACTGTTGATACGCTAGGTGAGGTTCTTGCTCTTAGCAATACATCTAGTGGTACAAATCTTCAAATGACCACGACTGACGAGATTCAGTTTCGTGATACTGCACTAAAAATAGCGTCATCAACAGATGGTCAATTAGATATTGATGCTGATACTGAACTAGAGGTAACGGCACCAACAGTAGACATTAATGCGTCTACAGCCGTCTTAGTTAGCAATGATCTCAAGTTAGATAGTGATTCTGCCGTCTTGGGCTTTGGTGCTGACAATGATACTACCCTAACTCACACAGATGGCGCTGGCCTTACATTGAATTCTACTAACAAACTTATGTTCAATGATGCGAGTCAGTTTATTCAAGGCTCATCTGCTACGGTCTTGGCATTGGGCGCTACCGATGAGATTGACCTGACAGCCACAGCGATTGATGTAAACGGCACGATGGATGTTAGTGGTGCTTTAACAGGTACAACTGCAACCTTCACAACTGGAAATAACAATGCTCAGTTAGTTTTAAAGTCAACGGATTCTGATGCTAATGTTGGCCCTCGTTTAGATTTAAATAGAGATAAAAGTGTTACTCCTGCTGATGGTGATCTTGCTGGACAAATACGCTTTTTAGCTGGTAATGATCTTCTTGATAGCGGTGGAAATCCTGATCCTGAAGAAATTACTTACGGCTTTATTCGGATGGAGCTAGATGATGTTAGTGATGGCTCAGAGGATGGCAACTTAGATATACAAGTTATTCTTAATGGAACAGCTAGAAGTCGCATAAAAACAAACTCTACTGAAACGGTTATTAATGACGGAAGTCACGATTTAGATTTTCGTGTTGAATCGGATGGTAAAACCCACATGTTTTTTGTGGATGCGGGTAACAATCACGTCAATATTGGAACTAGTACAGATCGTGCGGGTTTACTTAACATTGAAACTAATGACAATCAAAGCCAATTAGTTTTAGTTAGTACAGATGATGATGCTAACACCGGTCCAAGAATGGATTTTTTGCGTGATAGCGCCAGCCCCGCTGATGACGATATTGTTTCTCAAATTCGGTTTAGGGGTAAAAATGTTAGAGACGATAGCAGTAATACTCCTGAAACATTAGCTTATGCTGGCTTTAAAGTAATTGCTAAAGATGTTTCTGAAGGCACAGAAGATGGTGAGTTCCAAATTAATACTCAGCTTAATGGAACCACTGTTACTTCATTCACAATTAGTCCTACTGAAATCGCTATAAATGACCAGTCTAAAGACTTAGATTTCCGTGTTGAATCAGATGGCAATACTCATGGTCTTTTTGTAGACGCTGGCAACAATCGCGTAGGTATTTTAAATAGCTCACCTGCTTTCGCTTTAGATGTTACAGGAGATATTGCTACATCTGGTGGCCTTTATGTTGGTGGAACAACATCAAGTAATCTTTTAGATGATTATGAACAAGGCTCGTGGACACCTGTAGCAGATTTTGCAACAACTTCCCCAACAGCCGGTGCTACAAATGGGACTGGACGCTATGTCAAGGTAGGCAATCTGGTTACTGTATGGGGTCATCTTAAAGATATTGCTGTAACTGGTGCAGTTGGAGATATAAGAATACAAGGTTTGCCCTTTACCTCCCGTTTATTAGCTAACCTTGAAAGATATGTGGGTGTAGTTAGATTTACTAATATTAATAATTCAGGATTTACCAATCCAGTTCAAATAGTACCTGAACTACAAGACAACGGTACTCAAATACGTCTTATGGTACTGAGAAATAATTCTACTACCGATCAGATTAATCCAGCCTCTTTAAATGATGGTGCCACACGTATAAGTATAACGCTGTCTTATGAAACTGACGCTTAATTATTTCAAGTGGATTCTTGAAACAGACTAAAGGAAAAAATTATGTCATTAACGAAAGAAATAGTTGCAGATAAAATTGAAGTTATAGAAAGAAATGGCACTACATCCGTTCAAGTGCGAACTACCACTAGAATACTTGAGAGTGGAGAAATTATATCAAGCTCTTATCATCGTCATGTAATTAATTCAGGTGATGATTTTTCATCAGAGCCGGAGAATGTTAAAAAAGTTTGCAACGCAGTCTTCTAAATTATGTGAAGAGGAACATGGGGTTGTATCGTAAAAATTATTGCTTTGGTTTTAGTATTAGAAGGAGGAACTTCAGCATACGTAGGTAAACGAGTTGTTTACCATACAGTGTGTGTATACAAAGAACTCTATACAAAATCAGACAAGCGTTATCGGTGGTATGTGCCAGGTATTTATGACTGTCCTCCGTATGTGAGATTTAAAGATGATTGATCCGATAACTGCTATCGCTGGTGCAACCAAAGCTTTTACGATGGTCAAAGCAATGGTAGAAGCTGGCAAGTCTGCCGAAGACACCATGATGCAAATTGGCAGATGGTACGGTCATGCTTCTGATGTGATGTACGCCGAAAGAAAGGTTAAGAATGTAAATCCTTTTAAGCGAGTGGTTTTTAGCGGCAGTGTTCAGCAGGAAGCAATGCAAGCATTTGCCGCAAAGAAAAAAATGGAAGCTCAACAAAAGGAGCTTATCAGCATCATCGGAATGGTTTATGGCAAGGAAGGGTTGATAGAGTTCCGAGAAATGAAAAAACAGATTGCCAAAGAACGCAGGGATACAGTCTATCGACAGCAGGAAGCTAAAGAGCAGATGCTTGCAGGATTGTTAGTTTTGTTAGCACTTGCTGTAGTAATTGGTACAGCAATATTTATAGCGAGCGGTTAAGTGGCAAGTAAAGATATATCACCAGAAGTAACTGACTTATTAACACGCCTTGAAAGACATGAGGCAGAGTGCTCGATTCGATATGAAATGATTAACAAACAGCTCGATCGAGGCTCTAAGCGTTTTGATCGACTGGAAGTTATGATGATGTCTATGTATCCATTTATTGTAGCTACTGTAGTAATAGCAGAGTATTTGCGATGACTTCATTTGAAGAAACAGATACTAACAATAATGGTGTCATAGAAAGAGAAGAGTTTCGCCGTCTTGAGCTAGAAGACAAGCGCCGCAGGATGGACGATGAAGATGCAAAACGTGATAGCCAAAGACACATGGCTTGGTTTGCTTTATCGGGAATGGTGATGTACCCACTTGCAGTGGTGAGTTGTTCAATAGCTGGATTTGATATGGCGGCTCAACTTTTACATGATATTGCAAATATTTATGTTGTTTCGGTAAGTGCTTTAGTTGGTGCGTACTTTGGATTCAACTCAATCGGAGGGAAACCAAAATGACTAATAATCTAATTGGTTGCTGGGTAAGTTCCTTATGAAATTCGATGCAATCAAAAGTTTGGTAGGGGAACTTGCTCCTACTATTGGGGCGGCACTGGGTGGTCCTGTAGGCGGTGCGGCGGCTAGTATGCTTGCTGATGTACTAGGCTGTGATCCAACACCACAAAAACTTGAAAGAGCACTAACGCAAGCAACACCAGAGCAACTGGCAGAAATAAAAAAAGCAGAACTTGATTTTGAAGTTCGCATGAAAGAATTAGAAGTAGATGTCTTTGCCTTAGAAACAAAGGATACACAGCATGCGCGGGATTCTTTTAAAGAAGACTGGACGGCTAGAGCTATTGCCCTTGTCTCCGTGGCCTTATTTGGTGGGTATGTTTTGCTCGTTACTATCCAACCACCTGATGCCAACGACGATGGAATCGTCAATTTGGTGTTGGGTTATTTGGGGGGTATCGTGTCTTCTGTAGTGAGTTTTTACTTTGGTGCAAGTAAGTCTGGGTCAAAGTAAGAAAGCGTATTGAGGAAAAAGTAAATGGCTATTAATCGAAATGAATTAGAGTTATTTCTTCAACAGTATGAACGTGCCTTTGGTCCCAACCCTGGTGCTGGTGGTGGTAGACCTAACACAAGAGATCCTAATGAAACTGTTGCGGCTGTAATGGCGAGCTACATTAGGAGAGGTGTCTTAGTAATTAATGAAGATGGTTCTTTAGGACCAGGACCACGATTTAATCCTAACGACACTCTTCTTGTTGGGCAAGTGAATAGAATAAATCAAGCATTTGAAGAAGCTAACCAAAGAGAATCAACAACAGCGGCTCAACAAGATCCAATCCAAAGTGCCATTAATAATGTTACAGCTCAGCCTACAGCACAAACTCCAACAAGACAGCCTACTCCAACAAGACAGCCTACTGGAGGTGTTGGTTCTGGAGAAGGTCAAGATCTAACTGACTCAACTACACCTGCCCCTA